ACGGATCAATGCGTGCGTGCTACTTTCCATTGCATGATGAGCGAGCAAATTTCCAGAACCCGAATGATCAGCTACCATTTTCTCAGGTACCAGGCGTATACTTGGAACCTGCGACGATGACTACGGCAGAAATGGTATTGCCATTTTTATGGCCGGGAAACTGGATTGACATCACATCTGATGATCAGCTGTTGCGTATGGGAAGATTGAATTTCATCCAGTATGCCAACTTGCGATCTGCTAATGGTGTCACGAGTGCAGGAGCTACAATTCAGGTGTATGCATGGGCAGAGGAAGTCTCCTTGATGGGACCAACTACTCTTGCTCCATTGCAGTCGGATGAATATTCGACTAAAGACACAATTTCAGCACCTGCCACAGCTGTGGCAAACGTTGCGTCGAAGTTGACCGATGTTCCGGTGATTGGAGATTTTGCTCGTGCTACCACAATAGGTGCGCGTGCTGTATCTTCCATAGCCAAATTGTTTGGATACTCCAATCCTCCAATGATCGATGACGTGCATGGTTTTCAAAATAAGACTTTCCATGCTTTTTCCAATGTGGAGACCCGCATGCCTATCGACAAACTTTCCATTGATCCGAAGAATGAAGTAACACTGTCTTCTAAGGTTGCAGGTATTGATGAACCAGATCCTCTGGCCTTCACTAATCTGTTGACACACGAATCATTTCTTCAAGGAACCAATTGGAATGGAGGTGAAGCTCCAGACACAGCCCTTTGGACTGCCGCAGTCTATCCGGGCTACAATGCCCCCCTCAACAATTGCTACACCACAATTCCTGCGGGATACATTGGTGATATGTTTGAGTTGTGGCGGGGATCCATTACGTACCGTTTCAAGTTTATCAAGACTCGATATCACACGGGACGTGTGGCCATCATGTGGGATCCTGCTGGATCACCTGTTTCAGCGGGCCTGGGAGCCTCCACTACTGTTTTGACTCGGATTGTTGATATCCAAGATGAAGACGATGTGGAGTTCACAGTTCCTTATAAGCAGGCGACTCCGTTCTGCAAATTCACTGGAACATCTGCAGCATGGTACAGTAATGGTTCGTCTCCCTCAATTTCACACATCAATGGAGTTACTAATGGTATTCTCACTATGAAAGTGTTGAACAAGATCACTGGTCCAGCGGCCAGTCCCGAGATCGATGTACTTGTATATGTCCGGATGGGAGACGACTTTGTTTTTGCTGTGCCATCCACGATTGAACCAACATACTCGGTGAACGATCCAGCAGGGGTTATTCAATCTGCCGAGTCAGTGGATCAACAAGCTCCAACTGTAGATCAGCACATTGCATCAATTGCTACGGGTGAGGCCGTCGCATCTTTGCGACCGCTTTTACACCGTACCAGTTTAGCGTATGCTGAACTATCAGGGGCTCCCGTCGTGGGCAATGTATCTGGCTTGTACAACAACGGGAACTTCTTCGAAAAGTGGCCTATGGGATATGGCTTTCGAGGACGTGCCCACCAGTGGTGCACAGATGGATCTGGTGCTGTCCGTTCATTTGCGTATTGTCCAAATCACCCCATAGATTGGATTCTCAATATGTTTGTAGGAGTCCGTGGTAGTGTGAATTGGCATTTCAACGTGATTGGTGGACGCGACGAGGTGCAATCTTTCAGCGTAGAGCGGCACTATGCTGATCCGTTGATCACACCTGATGATCAATTCAGGAATGCATTTTCTCGTTTGACCACTTTAGACCAACCTTCCAGTTTGTCGCGAGACACCGGTTTTGGAAACACGGCTAACTATAGTCGTACGGCTAAGGGTCAGTCCGGTATGTCTTTGACAAACCCAACAGGCCAGCCGGCACTATCTGTGAACGTGCCCCAGTATCAGAATGTGCGCTTTACACCAGCGTGGTTTAAGCGCCGTTCTACTGATTTGGTCAACGATCGTTTTCAGGAAGAGAACATTGCAGTGTACACATCCTTTTGGAATCAACAGACACTGACATCTGGGTCGGCTTGGCCAGTCCTGCACGCATATGCGTCTGCAGGTACTGATTTCCAACCCATTCAGTTTCTGTGTACTCCACGATATTGGAATGTGATGCTTCCCAACGCCTTCAACGGCGACCCCACC